CCATTCCTTCTCTATCTGTTTTGATACGTCGCGGTCGAAAGAATTCGCCTTAAGTAAATGAATTCTGTCTTTCAAATTGGCTACGAACTTATTTTTTGAGACTCGTTCAAAAATATCTATACCATAAATGTTAGAATTTGGAAGATAATCATGAAACGCCATTGTTGATTCTCCTTTGAATACTCCAATCTCAAGAATATTCAGGCTATCATTCTCTCTTCCTTTAAAGGATTTTTCATAGATTCGGTCATATTTATGTTTCCGATGTTTATCGCACCCATAAAGGTCAAATAGTTTAGCAAGTTTCATTTCATTTTCCTAATTTCTTCATGATCATAAACTCCGATTTCGCCATCAGAATTTCTAACCCACCAATAATCTCCGCCTGTACCAGGAATAAAATCATGATACGTTCCCAAACCAGATTTTCTGGATTTCACATATTGCTCTTTGACAGTTGGTCCAGTATAATTTGGTGAGCAAACAATTTTTACTTCTGTCCCGTATTCCGGAAGAATATTGTTCCATTCGTTTCCCATTAATCGTGTCCAGTCCTTATCATTAGGGTGTAGCCAACATTCTGGGTATTCCTATGATCTATTTCCCAATTGATATCATTGGAACAGAACTTCTCAATTGCCTCGTGCATATCTGGCAGTGAGGCAGTATCATGGCATGCTATATATTCCTGCACCGAAGAAGAATGCTTATTTAATTCATCGATGAGATGAGACGGTTTATGCATGGAATCGATTAAAAGAAAATCGCATTCGGAATAGGTTCTGTCTTCAAGAGAACTCGCTTCCTGGACTATTAATTTTTGTCCAGTTCCCGAACACCAATCTTCGAACAGTTTCTTATATGGTTCATATCTGGAAAGATTGATGTCCACCATATGGATACTGAAACAATCGGCCAAGACAGCGGATGCTGCAGTGCATCCCTGCATTGTTCCAAATTCTTTATATCGAGTTTCCGAATTGCAATGTTTTTCGATCGTATCGTGGATAGCCGTGTACTTTTCGCCGTGAGCCGCTCTTTGGAGGGTCTCAAGGGTAACATAGAACTCTCTAAGGTCCTTGGCATAGGAAATATCAGGTGTTATCATTTTAGAATTCTCCAGGTGTTCTTGGTTGGACCAGATCTAAAATCATATCCGAACCTGTCTATATCGTCTTTATACCAATCGGCAACAATTTGTTCAGTTTTTTTGTTATAGATTTCTGTGTACGGTAATTTATTCAAAGCCGTGACATTTCTAGCTCTTGTCATGTTCTTAAGTCCAAAATAATCGCAGACATCGGAGTTGTAATTCTCAAAAGATAACATATCGCATTTCAAGTTGCCAGCTTCGTCCGTAACATGGAATGATGCTGGTTTCCATCCTCTTACTGCCCTGTGCCACATATAAGGAACATCTCCCCATTTGTGTCGCTCTTCCAGAAAGGATTCAAAAGATGAAATGTCGCAATAGGAACTTGGAACCTTCTTCTCGACCTCGATGACCTTCTTTGCGAAAAAATATCTAGAAACTACCCTGTCCCATGGATTCCTAATTATCGCGAAAGCCGTATTATTTTCCTGAATATCCTTTCTAAGAAATCTCCATGGACAATGCTCTTCTCCCGGATGATCGTTAGTTCTTCGCATCTGATCATGTAGTTCCTGAGTATATTTAGAACTTTTATGGTAGTATCCAGAGCATACAAATATTCTGTTTTTAAGATAATTGGAATGGCGAATAGTCATTCCGGCGTTCTTAGGTATATGGATGAATATTCTAGGAAGATTAGCCATTACTGATAGCGATACTATGCGAATCTTGCTTATCTAGCACGAAGCTCAAACTGAAAGTCCCGAATTTTTCGAAGTACTCAGCGTGGAATCCTCCTGAAGAAATTCCCGATACCGTCTTAGACGATTCAAGCAAACTTCTGGCGGATTGCTTAATATCAAATAAACTAGGAAACATGAGTTTCCCATCCTCCTTTCGATTCGCCCATTTCCACCCTGTCGCGATCATTGCTTTCTGGACCCGTTCAAAATCAAAAGAATCCATGATAAGATTTATGTTTTTGTGATCTTCTGTCGTCAGCATTGTATTTTGTTCCTCTTTTAAGCATTTTTCGCACGTATTTTCGAACTCTTCTTCGGTGTAATAGGATGATGGAAACATAAGAGTACGCTTTGCTTTTCCATAAGCAAAATCGTCGTATGATATAAATTTTCCACAATTAGAGCACTGGTTCCAAGATTTATCATACATGCTTGAATAATTCCTTCACGTCTTCGCCTTTGTTTGGCAATTTATCTTTCAAGAAAAAATGGATGAACCACGCTTTCTCGATCTGTCCAGGTCTCAAGGCCGAATAGAGACCATTGAATCTCCAATCTAAATGTTGAGTCTTCATTTTGGTTATCTTCAGCCAGGTATTAAGCAGAGTCTGGTCAGTTGACCATTTCCAGGCATCCCGGCCATCGATGAATGGTTGCCAGTACGGTCTAGCCAAAAATTGCGCGGCTGTTTCTCCTGGTTTGAACCACTGAGTTATGGATTCATTCATAAACATCATACCCATGTTAAAAAACTCATAACCAAAATTGTTCTTTTTGAAATCGTAATCTTGAGCCATAGACCCATATTGCATGTTCGAATAGTTGATTATTTTATTAGCGTACTGAGAGTTTATGGGCATTTCCCGTTCCACGACCCCAGCAAAATCCACCTTCGGATCAACGACGTCAAAAATATTAGGAGCATCCGGTCTGATGAAAATATCCGAATCGATTATACAAATCTGATCGTATTCAGGAAAATAATCAAACGCGTTTTCTTTCTCGAATATAGGTAAATATCCTAGACGATCAACAGCCTCTTTGGATCTATTTGAGGTGAATACGTTTGGGCGAATACGCAGAATTGGATCGCGTTGGACGATATGATCCAGGTCATGTTTCTCCGCGTATTCCGAAACCGAGGTGATGCAATGATTATACAGCTTTGACGATTTGCCGACTGCCACCTGGTATATTAATCTTCTCATACTCTAATCTCAGTCATAATTGTTGATGTTAATATTATCGCCAACGCCTTCAGTCTTTTTGGTCATCCAAGCAGAAGAACCAAAGTATGCCGCGATAACCCCAGATTGGGCCAAGAAAAACATGGAAACAACATTATCCAGAGCTAATACCCTGGCATCGGTTATAAACGGGCTAAACAGAAGTCCCATCGCGACAACAACTGAGATAATTGCGACCCATGACATCATGCGTTGCGATTCGAATCTCTGGTTTGTCCGCTTTAGGGCGGATAACTCTTCAGCGAGTTTTAGTTCTCTTTGAGTTATTTTTCCGTCTTTATTGTAGTCGAATCCCGTGTCTGTCATGATTCCTTTAGTATGCTATTGGCAATAGAAATAACCTTGGCATATTCTTTCTTGTTTCTGTTATGCTTCACAAAATTTCGCAGATATTGGGTCGTTCCAGCATCCGATTTGTATATCTTAAATTCCCGTAGAGCTTCAGTGAATGCGAACCGTAGGTGCAAAATCTCAAAAATATTCATATTCTAATCTCCAGTAACTGATCATGATTATCCGTCAGTGTTCGCGTTGTTTAGTAATTCGTCGGCACTGCCCTGAAAATCGATATCAGGAAGAATTGTCTGTGGGCGGAACACGATTCGGTTATGATAAGTCGAGACATTTGCTGCGTCCATTTGCTGAGCAAAAAATGTCACATTATCCGACAGTCCGAGAAAATGTTTTTTATATTCTCGCGGACCTGTCTTACATGTAACCGATAGCTTTCCACGAGAATCGTTATTACCAATTGAGCATAGACCTTCAATTGTTAAAATGTATTCACCGGTGATTCCATTATAGAACACAACTCGACGCATAATTTCGAAATTATCAGCAGCAACGGATAGATTTCGCGATGCTACATCCGCAGACTTTTCGCAAGACGCAGCAGAAAGCAAGATCGCTAAAATCGAACCTGTTAATACCCGTCTTAGGGTGATACGTTCCTTCATTTTTTCCATAATATTCATATTCTAATCCTTTCAGTGATTTTAATCCAAAATCTATAAAATGTAAACAGTTATTCTCCAACAACGATACGATAAAAATCTTTCCAATTTTTGACAAATGGTATTTTTGTACTATCGTTCATATTGTATCCATGTTCCATGAGTACCGACTCTAATCCGAGTTCCTTTCCAGCCTCGGCGGCGGCAACGTTATCCTCCAACCACCAACAGCCGGTGTTTTTCCATTTCGATAGTGATGATACCTTTGAGTGCAAGTAGTCGACGAATATAAATTCCTCAAATAAATCTGCTCCAAAAAGTTTCTCTAAATTTTGGATTCTCAGTTTTTTTGCGTTCAGATTGTCAGACATCGCGCTAATAATGACGAACTTGAAACCGTGTTCTCTGTTTAGTTTTTGTACGTAATGGATAGCGTCTCGCATCGGCGGAAGAAACCCAATAGATGAAGATTCGTTGAATGTTTTAACGAAATTAAAAGCAGATTCATTCGATTTTAGATCGAACTTAATGCTTATATCGTATTCGCATTTCTTGACGGGATTATACCCATGTTCTATCATCCAAACTGTGAAGGCATATTCCCAGTTCAAAAGAACCCCGTCTACGTCCACCAAAATTAAATTATCTGCAATCATAATAATCTCTCGCTGTTTCTATGTTTTTCTTCGTCGTGTATAACATCTTTTCTAACTCTCCAATACACCCAAGACTCCAGACAATGGTCGGAATTGAGAGTGAGCGAATCTATTATAGGAACTATGTGATACCGCTTTTTCCTCTTCCAGGACCAATTTCTAGCAGAAAACGTCTGATTTGGATACCCTCCAAGAATTACGTTGAATAGAACTGATAATGAGATGAGTATTCTGAAAATGTAAATTCCAAAAGGAGTATGACCGAATTCAAGTTTTTTGAATTTCATAATATGATGCAATTCGAGCATCCAGGTCGCCGGTCCAATCAGAAACTTTTTCAACAAAGACAAGAGGTTTGGCATAATCTACATCCATTAGCGTTATAATTTTCTCTATTTTTATTCCTGAGCGCTCTTCTAGCATTTTAGCGTATCCGGTTTCCTGAATAAAATAATCGAAAATCCATTCTCTTTTCTTAATTTTTTTTGATGTCTTTATGTCGATTATGTAGACGGAACTAGAAATTTCAGCAATAACATCGGTTCTTCCGGCTATTCTTCGTTCAGAGCTATACAGAGGAACCTCTAGTCCTAGAACGTAGTCAATTTGGTCCAAGTACGGTTTCAGGGAATAGAAACTGTTCTTATGGTGCGGCATGCTGTATCGGGAAAACGGATCCTTATTGCTAAGATAGTCCTCAACGGTACCATGAACCGCAGTACCTCGGCGGGCAGCATAATTTCCGATTCTATTGGCTTCTTTTTCTCCAACGCGCTTTCGCCAAGCATCTAAGCCTGATTTATCAGAAGTTCCGCCCAAGACGGTCGTCATAGATGGATACTTATTTCCATCGGGTGCAGAATAGAATCTACCAGCGTCAGTAGTCGACGCTTCAATATCATCATATCCAAGGTTAAGATTCTTTTTCTTGAAACTCTTCAAAAGATTTACGCTCTAACACTCTGTTTATCACTGCTGAATTTGACTTCTTTACTGATCCGGATGATCTAATTTTATGCTTGTCTTGCTTCTTGTTTCTTAAATCGAATCGTTTGAATTTAGCCATTATCTTTTACTGGTTGATGGTTTCCACGGAGTATCTCGTATTTTTGACCATTTCGCGTAGGCGTTGGACAATTTTCGGTCGTATTGGTTTTTCTTGTAGGCGCTTCCGTTATATCCTTTAGCGAAACCAGCCCAGTCATGCGCCCTCAATTCATCGTCTAGACCAGCAGAAACAATGAATTCCACGGAAGCTCTAAGTTGATCTTCCTCATCGTCGACCATACTTTCGACCATATCAAAAACCGAAGAGTAGCCGGCTAGCTTGTAATTAAAACCCATTATCTGACCAAGTCCCCATGAGGCGGATTTAAGAGCGGCCTCGGAGTCTAATTTCATTGCAGCTTCGAGTCTTGGGTATGAATCCTTAGGATATGCACCGGGTTTCCAATGGCGGTAAGCTAATCCCTCTTTCATTGCTTTATTCAGGAGAGAATGCTTGACGTATCTATAGAATATATGCGGTTCGAACAACATTTTTGGACGGCCTGCGGAATCGAAACCTGATCCTCGAGTTTCTACGTCCAAGAACGCGTGCAATTCATCTTCGCCGACTCCAATTAATGACCCGATTTCAGGCAGATCAATATCGTCCAGAAGTTTAGCTTTACCTTTAAAATTCATGATTTTAACCTTAAACATTTATTGTGTTGTTTTTACCGGAATTCTTTTTGACTGTCCTGAGTATATCTCGCCAGACTTCGGGCGATTTACTCAGAGCGCCACCGTTACTGGAGACAAATCCAGAAAAACAGGGTTTCTGAAACCAATTTTCATCCTTAAGAAATTCTTCACGTTCAGAGAGAGAAAGTATCATAGTCTTCTCTTCGCCCGTGTCTTTGCGCTTCATTGTATATGTTGGCATTGTTATTCCCTTTTCAAATCTATTTATATACTAAATTTTAGGGTTAGTAAAACATATAAATAAAATATAAGGAATAAGGAAATAATATGTTAACCAGCAACAAAAACTTCTTGATGACAACTGGTTTTAAGTTGATAATTGACAGAAAAAATTATCCAAACTTAGAATTTTTCGTCCAATCGGTTCAGCACCCAAACGTATCGGTGATGGCGACCAACGTTCAGTATTCGAGAATTGGAGCCATAGCTCTTCCTGGAGATCAGATAATATACGACGAGGTTACCTTTATGACCATTGTCGACGAAAACCTGTCTGGGTACAAGGAAATGCACGAATGGCTGAAACGAATGATACAGGTGAATAATATTCCTGCGTCGAAAAGGGACACAGGAGTTATCCCCACGAGCGCGGATATAACTCTCCAAATTTTGAATTCTAAAAACAACGTCACAGCTTCGATAAAGTATATCGATGCTGTTCCAAACAATCTTGGAGATCTACTTATGGAAGCAACAATCGGAGACACTATGTACGTGATATCTCCGATGACATTTTCATATTCATATTTTGAAATAAACTAACAAAACCGAGATAATATTATGATCACTATCAATGATTTGATGTCGGAATGGGCAGAAGACTGCGTAATCGATAAAGCGAAACTCGACGACGATTCGTCTAGGACTCCGCGCCTACACTCAAAATATCTTAAATACCAAATATCAGCCAAAATGATGCTAAAGAAGAAAGAGTTAGCGCAGAAGCGGCTTCTGAAGAAAAAATGGCTGTGGTACAACGGGAAAATGACGAAAGAAGAAATGGACAACCTCAACTGGTCGTATACTCCGTTAAACGGCTTAAAGGTTCTAAAGGGAGATATGGATTACTATTATGATTCGGATCCAGATATACAAAAATCTATAGAATCTATCACCTACTATAAGATCATGGTCGACACCATAAAAGAGATAATAGACCACATAAAATGGCGATCTCAGAATATCAAAAACGTAATAGAATTTAGAAAATTCACAGAAGGTGGATAATGGAAATTATCGTATCAAAGAAGAATGAAGCCACACTAGACGTAGGATGCGAAATTGGTATCAGACAAGAATTAACCGAATTCTTTTCGTTTTTCGTTGATGGATACAAATACATGCCGTCATATCGAAATAAAATGTGGGATGGCAAAATACGAATATTCAATGGAAGAACATCTGAGCTTCCTGTTGGCCTTTATGAACATCTTAAGGTATTCGCAAAAGATCGCAATTATAAGATCAAGACCCAGAAAACAACATTTGGACTACCGGACGATTCAAATAAGATAAATCCAAAAGACCTGATGACGTTTATAGACACCCTAAATCTCGCGAACGACTCTGGCGAAATAAAAATCAGAGACTACCAGGCATCGGCGGTCTGGGCGGCCTTGTCCAAGATGAGAATGCTTATTCAGTCCCCCACTGGATCTGGAAAGTCTCTGATTCTGTACATTTTATCCAGAATGCTGATAAAGCTGTATCCAGATAAGAAAATTCTGGTGATAGTCCCAACGACGGGTCTGGTCGATCAGTTGTACTCAGACTTCGAATCGTACGCTAAAAACGATCCAAGATTCGATACATCAGTTGAATGCCATAAGATCTATGGTGGAAAAGAGAAAACGTCAAAATCTGCACGGGTCATCATTTCGACCTGGCAATCAATATATAAAATGCCGACGAGTTTTTTCAAGGACTTTTTCACCGTCCTTGGCGATGAAGCCCACGGGTACACGGCAAAATCCTGTACCTCAATAATGAAAAAGTGCTATAATGCAAAGTACAGAATAGGAACAACTGGTACTATCGACGATAACCACGTTCACCGTCTTGTCCTACAGGGTATGTTCGGAAAAATCGTTAAGATGATATCAACAGCCGAACTGCAGAAATCCGGAACACTGGCAGAATTAGATATCGATATCATCAAACTGAAATATCCTAAATCCATCAGAGAAAATTTCGTGAACATCGATTATCATAAGGAATTGGATTTCATTGTAACCAACGAGAAACGAAATAATCTCATAAAGAACCTGGCAATAAACTTGACCGGAAATACTTTGATTCTGTTCAATTTCGTCGATAAGCACGGAAAAATTCTTCATAAGATGATTTCGGAATCTCTGCCGAAAGACAGAAAAAGCTACTATGTTTCCGGAGAAGTCTCAACTGCTGAAAGGGAATCGATCAGAAAATTAATCGAAACCCAGAAAAATTCCATTACCTGCGCCTCGGTCGTATTCGCTACCGGAACAAATATTGTAAACATACACAACATAATCTTGGTATCGCCTTCTAAGGGTATGATCCGACTTCTACAGTCCATCGGTAGAGGACTTCGAAAGACAAAGGATAACAGAAGGACTCGACTTATTGACATTATCGACATTCTTCATCCAGAGGGCCAACCGAAAAATTATACGTATACACATGGGCTAAAAAGGATTAAGATATACAAAGACGAGAAATTCAATTTCAAAATAAGGGAGCTAAACATTGAATAAGTTGTATCAATTGAAATTTAATTCTGGCGAAGAAATTATCACCGAACTCGTGAAAATGTCTCCAAAGGGAGATATGATCATAAAAAATCCATTAAAGCTGAAATTTGAATTCTCTCAAGAATCGCAGTCCGATACGATGATGTTTTCACCATTTATCATGGATTGTTTTGGGGCAAATAACATTGTTGTGAATTCGAATTCTGTTTCAGTTACGACTCTACCGTCTGAACTGTTGACTGAACGATATCTCCAAACCATCAATTATCTCCTTAATAGCTCCGCGAATACCGTTTTTGCTGATTCTGCTACTCAAGATATCATCACTCATAATTATACCCCAGTTATCCAGTGACCGGTCTTGGTATACTATCTTCACCAAGGAACTTAAAGAACTCTTTCTTATTATAACATACATCCAAAACATTGTAAATGATTCTTTTCACAAATGTGCATAATAATTAAGTGTGTTACATATATGTTTATTTACATGTTCAATCTTTCGTGATATAATGCACTGAGTCTAAAATTATAGGAATAGTATGTCGAATAAATC